GCCTGACTTAAATAGTGAGGCGTTATTGCTGACTGCACCTGTCTTAGCAATCCAACCCGAGTTGAGTTGAGCATCTATGGAATCGACCATCTTAGATCGACGCTTATTTATCTCTGTCTGTGGATCTCGGAGGATTCTGACGAGAGATTGTAATTTCCAAGTGTATAAATCATAAGATGGCTCGAAAATTGACATGAAAGGGACGAAACTGTAGTCGTCCAGGCCCATCGGGTCTTTTCCGTAATAGAGAAGTTCTCCTTCGCAGATGACGCCCAGTTCAACCGATTTCACGGGTTTACGGATAAGTTCAATATCAGGGATCATCTCTTTTAGGAATTTTAGACGCTTTCTATCGCCTTTCCACTCCTGGGTCTCCCCAGTGTTCATATCGACGATAACATCCTTAGTTTCCCACTTATGCTTCCAATACTCAGTATAGTTGAGAAGCTTCTGCATACCCCATTGGCGGGCAAAGGGCATATAGGTGAATTTATCATCCCTAGATCCCCAAGGAAGGGCCATAATCAGGTCTTCTTTATCAGGATGTAAGCTAATTACATCTGTCCGACCCATGAATTTGCGTCTTGCTATGAAACCACAGTCAGAAAGATCCCTCTTTGTAAAGAATGGATCAAGAATCACAGAATTCCACTCATCTAAGTGGAACTTAATATCCCCTGAAACTGGATCATCTCTATAGTCCATATAGGGGGAGATGAAGGATAGTCCAGTCGTTAAACTTCCCTTGAAGGCTTCTGAGATCATCTCATAGCCATCGGTCTGGGTCATTACTGCTTGAAGAGTATCAGTAAGAATATCGGCTGTTTGTGTCGCTGCGTCTTGAACGGGTGCTGCAATTGTTGCAAGGCGGTTTTTGCGCTGATAACCCTGAACTAGGTTAATCACACGTCTAATCTTGTTATAGGTGAAGGAAGAGCGTCTCTGATTGTTCAGATAGGCCAATTCTTCCAACGACCACTGATTGCCTAGATAATAGGATAAGTCCTTATATGCTTCGGCATAGTAGGTATTCCAAAGCATATAAGCGCGCTCATACGCCTCCCCAAAATCCTGGATAACGTCTTTACGGTTGTCCAGTTGAGGAGTGTTTTTGACTATGGATCGTTGGTAATGCTCAAGAAAGGCACTAGAATCCGCGGATCGAGCATAGTCGGACATGGGGTTAGCCATCAGTGACCTGCTGTTATCTGTATTATATAATAATTATTTGAATAAGTATGTAAATAAATATTTGAATTGTGTAAATAAACGCAATAATATATTTTTCTTACTTGACTAAAAGGAGAATAAACTATGAGTCATAGTGTAATATGTCAGATTGGAAGAGAGATATTCCATGTCCGACCCGATGATATTGAGGAAATTCACCGTATTCGTGAGTTTTGTGAGCAAATCTGCTTAGAAAAGGTAGAACAACTACTTACTGAGAAATATCCCGACCAAGTTATAGAAATCACTGTCTAAGAGTTTGCCTGTAGTTTAATTGCCCTAGAGTTGGTCTAGTGGCGAGAGTGAAAACACCCCTTATCTAATTGTTGTATTTCTAGTAAACAATCTAGGTTATGAGGCGGGGGATGCAATTGCAAGTATTGCCAGGCTGTTTCCCAAGATTAGTTCAGTATTGACCTTGGCGGAAAGTCGGTAAAAAACCGAGATTCCGCTGAGTTGGTATGCAACACATTGACTTAGAAAGTATTACAAAATTAATCTGTCACAAGACTTTTTATCACGGAATTCCCAAAACATGGAAAGTTACCAAAAAGTCTGCTAGCACTAGGAATCGAACCCAGAACCGATAGTTTACAAAACTATTGCTCTACCATTGAGCTACACTAGCTTAATAGGTATTTCGCTATCTGCTCAAATCCCTTCTGAGCTTCGTCATAGGTATCATATGGCATTTGGGTAACATTGCCGTCTTTATAGTGTATTGCTACCACATCCCACTTCTTTTCATTATGGACGACTTGATCTAGGACTACGGTCTTAATCTCTTCAATCAGGACTACATATTTATTATTTGCAACGTACATTATCTTGGGTTCCCTCCTGGAATAGAAGGAATACGAGGAGGGATATACAAAGGAGGCTGATTAGCTGGCACAGGAGAAACGGGAGACATCGGACTATAAGGAGTCTTTCTAGGGATCATAGGGATGGTAATGGCCTCAATCTGATGCTTAGGTAGCCTGGACATATCCTAACTCCTCACAGGGCCAGTAAATGGCCTAGAAAGAGGCGGTATCCAGGGCGCATTAGGCCAAGATACGGGTGGTTTAGGTGGTTTCGGGATCTGAACTCTACCCATAGGGGTTTCCTCCTCCACCTGGTGGGCGGGGTAATATCGGTTGAGATTTATTCACTGAGGGCTGATTCGGAGGAGGCTGAGGCAAAGTCCTCTGAGGATCAGGCCAGAATCTAGGCTTACACCTTGGAGGAACAGGAGTTGAAACAGAGTTTTTTGCCATCTTTCCCACTTATTTTAATGTATCTTGTCGTTCCACTATCAAAAACCAACGTGAGTAAGATCCACCAAAGCGACCAATCTACCCACGCCAGTTTATAGGCGATAATTAATAAAGGAGTCCAAAAGAACATAGTTCGCCTATAATTGTATTATAACACATTTTACTATTATTTCTTCTTCTTATTCTTTTTAGCTTTATTTTTAGTTTCTTTCTTAGATAATTTCTATGGTTTAACCCATAATTCAAGATGGTCATTGTATTTTCCGAGATATTCGAAACCCAAATCAGTGAGTTGAGCTGGAGAATGATCGTATTGAGATCTATAATAGCAAGTCATACCCATTTTACTTAATAAGTGAGCTTTGTTTGCTATACTTTGAGCCTCTTTAAGATCGCCTTTTAAACACGAAATATCACTTTGCGCTTTCTTCAATTCTTCTCTATCTTTTCTGCTAAAAAACATGTTATACACTCCTGTTAATTTTTTCTTTAAATTTTTCCACTTACACCACCTTCTATACCATACAGGATTCCTCCAACATGGCCCATCAGAGTGATTGCTTATTAATACTGAGCCATCTAGTTTAGGTGTCGGAACCTTCAATAAATTACTATTGAAATAGAAATTTATTTTTTGTGGTGCGCTAGATTCTAGTGTTATTGCCATATTCTCCTTTGGTAAACCCAACTTTGCTTCTTCTATAGACATCCATCGAACTGCCCAAGCAGGAGGCTGCATAGGATACAATAGTTTTGTCCACTCGCCCTCATCACAATTCACTTCTTTATGCTGGCATCCAATTGCCCAATTAGGAGGTTTCATATTTTCCTCTGGATAAAGCCAATTTCCTATCTCTTTTGTTGTCATCCAGCGAGTTGTAGTAGTCATCAATTGAACACTGGTTGATATTTGTCTCTTAATCTTTCGACTTCGTCGTCGCTAGGCCCACCCCTAGAATCCACGAATCGTTTAACTGCGATAGCAAGATAACGCATGGCATCGGCTCCATGTGAAGCCCAATCATGGACTGGTCTGCTCTTATATACCTTATGGTTCTCATCGAATTCCTTCCGATAGTTCTCTAGACACTTGATTAGCTGCTTGCATTTTGTCTCATCAATGTAAATACGCGGGAAGATACCCCGTAAACCTTCGATACCTTCCTCAAGACGCATTTGGAGAGTTGGTAAGACGGTAAGTTTGAGTCCAAGTCCTCCCCCGACTTCGACAGTGGACATTCCACTAGAAAAATGGCGGTTTGCTGCATCATGCGGTACAAAATGATCTGCAAAAAGGTACGGCTTGCGAAAAAGAACATCTGCATAATGGGGCAATCCTTCTCCTTGATTTTCGTAATAGTCGATGATATGGATTGAATTTCCGACAACTTGGTAAAAGATGATGGCAGTGGCATCCCCAACACCAATATCCCAGGCTGTATACACTCTACTAGTCTTTTGCCAAGGTATGGCTCCGATTCGTTCATCATCTCTTGCCTCTTGCATGTATTTAGCATAGTAAGATCCCTCTACGCCAAGGGTAAATGAGCAATAAAACTCCTGTTGGATGTAGTCCTCGGACATTCCGTCGGCACGTTCTGCTGTGATGGCTTCAGGAGATATGGCTCCTGTATCTTCAACAGTAAGAAGCTGGCTAAACCAATGCTTATTAAGATTAGCCATGTCATATAGCTCTTTAGCATGATTTGCACCCCTCGGAGTAAAGTTAAAGATCGCCCAACCATCATTCTCAGCTAAGATAGGCCGTATCAGATTCCAAGCAATGGGATTTTGAAGACTGTATTCGCTAAAAACACACCCAATAGGATTTGTCCCGACAATAGAATCAACGTTGTTCGTACCGATGACTTGGATAATAGACCCATTTACCAACCTTATTTTCATTTCTGTAGCGTTCGGCTCACCTGAGATCAATTGGGGAGGGATGTGGTCTAGGAATTTCCTTCCTGCACCATCCATCCCATCCCATAGGATCTTTCTACCCTGGCTAAAGTGAGGAAAGAGGTAGTAATAGATTCCTGGCTTCTGGCATGCCTTCATAATCATGTAATTCCAGCATGTTTTTTCCTTGCCAGCTCGCCTATGCCATACCAAGCAACCTCGCTTCTTTTTGGCCATCTCTTTCCAAAATAGTTCCTGATACTCACGACATTTGTAATTGTGAGGAAGTTCAATCAGGACTTCGGACTTGCTCTGTTCTACCATTAATTGATTGTGATACTGGCTGTAGTCACTGGCTCCATAGAGGGGAATTCAAAGACTAAAACCTCTATATCTTCTTCAACTTCTTTGAGAAATTTATAAACTTCCGTAAGATCTGTTGTGTAACTATTACATACTTGCCCAACCCTTATTCCCACATTCTTATTTACTTTTAGAAATATCCTCATAATCTGATAAATCTGCATAAATACTCCTTAATTAATCTTTAATAATCTCTTAAACGTAGATTCTTCGCTCTGCGTTCTTCATCCGCGCATAAGCAATGAAAGCAAATCCTGCACTAATTAACAGGAAGTTCACCGACATAACAGAAAGAATATGCGTTACCATCATCATACGATAACCGCCAAGATATCATCTGAGCTTACAATAAGATGATCTTCGCCTACTTCTATACCTGCATATTGCTGCAATAGCACGTTATCGCCTGGCTTATAGTTCCAAGGAAGCCACCAGCCGTTATGCTGCATTATCCCTTGTCCTAGAGCAACTATGGTAGCCTTGCAACGCTTTGCCTTATGTTCTCCAGGTAGGATAATCCCCGATTCAGTGGTTTTGGCTGGCTCTTCTAGCTTAACCAAGATACGATTGCCTAGAGGTCTAATTGTTGTTACATCAGTCATTACTTAACTCCCTTCTTTTTAGGTTTATTTGTTTTCCGTACAGGAAGCTTTCCTAGCTTCTTGACTTCTTTCTTCAGTTCTTTTCGTGCTTTCAAGCCTACTTTTCGCTTGATCTCGCTCTTAATGCCCTTCAATCTCTCTTCCATTAGTATTAGCTCTCTTTTAGGTTGATCTCTTTGTGTTAGGTATTCCAGTAGGGTTAGAACGACACCTTCCAGCATTGCAGGTGGATAGCTAACGTCTAACTCTTGGTATAGTTGCATGTCCGCTAAGGCGAACGTAAGGCAAACGTAGTCGGTTTTCATGGCTTCCTCTCCACTTCAGGATCAATTTGGGTATCCTCAGAGACAGTGATATTGATTGCAGTATCCGCTCCGCTGCGAGACTTGATACAAGTGAGAGTGCAAGAGGGCAATAACAATAATAGAATTAAGATGTACATCGTTTCTCCAATTTAGCTAATCGGGTTTGTGTTCTCATTAGCTCCCAAACAACTAGACGGAAAGCTTTAGGAAAGTCACGAACAAGGCAATCTTTTCTCATCATGGATATAACTTGCCGTAGTCGGGGATGGGATTGCTTAACAGGTTTCTGTAGTTTCCCATATCTCTTAAACACAATTGGATGATTCGGAATAGGTATCCCAAGCTCTTTGTAAAT